TGAAAGATAATGGTGCATCACTGGATGTCATTACTGCTGAAAGTCCTATGGCTAACCTGCTTGAGAACCTACCGTTTGACGTAGCGGAGAGTGTACAGTGACTAAAGTAGAAAAAGTAGTAGCTGCCAGAATGAATGACAGCACAGAGATTACAATACCTTTACGTAATCTTGTATCTATGATTGCAGCAGCTAGTATTGCTACGTGGGCATACTTCGGCTTAACAGAACGCATTAGCTTTCTAGAACACAACCTTGATTTAACTATGCAAGAGGTTGAAGAAAACGATGAGTGGATTGATAACTTTCAACCACCTAAATCTGTGCAGGACACTGTTAAGCGTGTGCATCAGTTAGAAATAGAAATAGAAAAGATGAAGCTTTTTTTAGCAGGGGTTAGGTCATGAGAGGACATAATGCTAGTTTAGCATCTAAGAACGTCACGCTACCTGCTGACCAGTCTTGGGTAAAGCTATTAGATGACAACCCATCTCGTATGTACCTGTGTATTCAAAATGACCACGACAACCATTCTATTACTATAGGCTTTAGTAATAACACTACAGCACCTACAAGCGGTCTTAATCTTGATGGCTCTGCTACCGTAGGGGACAAGGCAGCTACGTGGGAGTTCTCAGTAGCACCTATAAACGCTATATGGGCAAAGGTAAACGATTCACACGCACACGACATCGAAGTGATATACGATGACTAAACATGTGTGTAAACATTGTAAGACTGTCCAGTACATTCCGAAGCTATTTGAGAATGTAAAACTACTATGCTATATATGTACAAATAAAATAGTGTTTAATCGCTCATAGAAGCCCACTGACAGGCCTTAGAGCCTTGAGAGGTATGTACCCACTATGCAACAACCAAACGCCGTTCCTGAGGCTCTGAGAGACTTTAGGAACTTTACGTACTTAGTATGGCAACATCTGGGTCTACCAGAACCTACGCCAGTACAATATGATATTGCGAACTATCTGCAACATAGTCCCAAGCGTTGTATTATCGAAGCTTTCCGTGGTGTAGGTAAGTCTTACATTACTGCTGCCTACGTGGTACACCAGTTACTGCTAGACCCACAGTTAAAGTTTATGGTGGTGTCTGCATCTAAGGCACGTGCTGACGACTTCTCTACGTTTACGCAGCGTATTATCATGGAACTGCCTATTTGCCAGCATTTGGTGGCTAAAGAGGGGCAGAGATGGTCTAAGATAGCCTTTGATGTAGCACCAACTAAAGCATCTGGTAGCCCCTCAGTGAAGTCTGTAGGGGTCACAGGGCAGCTTACAGGTTCACGTGCTGACATTATTATTGCTGATGACGTAGAAGTCCCTAACAACTCCATGACCCACATGATGCGTGAGAAGCTAGGGGAGACTGTTAAGGAATTTGACGCTGTCTTGAAGCCTGAGGGTAAGATTATTTATCTTGGTACACCTCAGAATGAAATGAGCCTGTATAACGTACTGTTGGGGCGTGGATACGCCATGAGAGTATGGCCTGCTCGTTATCCTAGCCTAGAACGCGCAGAGAAGGCCTATGGGGGGCGTCTAGCACCCTTCTTGTATGAAACCCTACAGGAAAAGTTAGAGGCCGTGTACGGTCATCCTACGGACGCTAAACGATTTGATGATGAAGACTTATTAGAAAGAGAACTTAGTTATGGTAGAAGCGGTTTTGCTCTGCAATTTATGTTGGATACTAGTCTCAGTGACGCAAACAAATATCCGCTTAAACTGAGTGACCTTATTATATACTCCTGTGACAAGGATACAGCACCAGAAAAGATGGTGTACGGAATAATGAAGCCCATGTCAGAGATTCCTAACGTGGGTTTAAGTGGCGATAAGTACTATGCGCCAGAAGATACAGTAGGTAGGGCTAAATACACAGGCTCAGTGATGGCTATTGACCCATCAGGTAGAGGTAGTGACGAGACTGCCTACTCGATTGTGAAGATGTTGAATGGTTATCTGTACGTGGTGGACTGTGGTGGTGTTGAGGGTGGTTACTCTGACACTACACTACAGCATCTTACAGACCTCGCCAAGATACATCAGGTAAACACGGTACTCATAGAGAGTAACTTTGGTGACGGTATGTTTACTGAGTTGCTCAAGCCGTACATGTTGAAGACTTATCCAGTTACGCTGGAAGAGGTTAGGCATAATACACAAAAGGAAATGCGTATCATTGATACGTTAGAGCCTGTAATGAACCAGCATAGACTTGTAGTAGACCCTAAGGTCATACAAAAGGACTATGACAGTGTACAGAACATGCCCCCTGAAAAGGGTATCAAGTACATGCTTACCTATCAGATGACTAGGATAACTAAACAACGTGGAGCATTAGCACATGACGATAGACTTGACGTACTTGCTATGGCAGTGCAGTACTGGACAGAGCAAATGGCTGCTGATGCAGATACAGAAATACGAACAAGAAAAGAAGAACTACTGGATAGTGAACTAGAAAAGTTTATGTCTAACATGAATGTTTCTGGTATTAGTAACAAGCAGGATGGATGGATAGCTTTCTAAAGTTACAACCTAGACAAGACCCCCCTTTACTATATCTTTAAGATAGGGGGTCTTTAAGGGTCTTTAGGTATGCTGCTTATGCTTCGGCTATGAGAATAAGGCAAGATTATGGAAGTAATATGGACACTAATGCTTACTGTATGTTCTCCTGTCAATTGTTTGACACAAGATGTACAGTGGTTTGATACTGAACCTGCTTGTATTGAGATGAAGATAGTACATGAGGAGTATCCACCAGATGGTCATTGGAAGACTGTAGACTTTGTATGTACCATTAAGGGTGCTAAACAGGCCTAAAAATGACGAAAAAATCTGAGGGGGTATATAATATTAGTAGATGCGCGTGACCCCCTGACACCTTAAAATCTATGCGACCCCAAAGATTCTTCAGGGTGCCTTTAAATGTTAGGCATGGCTAAGATTCTTTGGGGTCTTTTAGAATCTTTTGTGTGTCTCTCTCTATCTGTTCTTGTTCTGTTCTTAACAAACCTTAAAGACCTAGAACATAACCAGAACAAACTACTGGACACTTTAAGTATATATAAACACCTGTCAAAAACCTGACACCTGTCAATATTCTGACGCTACAAGTGTCAAATATCCGTTGTTTACTTTCTCAATTATTCCATGCTAGGTTTAAGCATCGAAAGAAAACGTACCGACTTACTCGCAAGAGCAATAGCAAGAAACTTTTGATAGACCGAAAGAAAGCGCATAAGCGATACGCTCAACCTTGCTAGGTCACAGACTAAAAAAGAATATGCATACCGAATACGAATATGGATTGACTACCGAATAAAAAGAGAATACCGTTTAGAGACTAAAGGTTACGAAGCACCTAAAGCTTGCAGTGTACTAGCCTAATGGATAGCACTATAAAGGATAAGGTTTGCAGTCCTGCCATATGCAAGGGAAGCCCAAGCCATAGACAGTACCGCTAGGCTATGTGCTGCGAGGATGCTAGGCCAAGCTAGGCGTGGGCGGGATAGCAACCGTAAAAACGCCTAGCTATTACAAGGTGCAATAGTGCGCCTATATTGAGAGAGGACTAAGACTATGAAAACCAAAACTATCAAAATGTTCAGTAAGACTGTGGCAGTAGTAGGCAAGCGTCCACGTGTTAACAAGTATCGTTTCGGTGTTAGCAGTGGCAGCACGTTTATGGGACTGCATACAGGCAAAGTTAGTCGGTACTTGCATGTGCCAGCATTGGCTAACCGTGGTTTCGGTGGTGTTGCAGACATTACACGCACTTGACATATAGGGGACAACAGTGCTAGTCATTGTTGTACCTTGTAATAGCTAGGGAGTAGTACCAATGACTGTAGCAAACATACTGGCAATCTATAAACTTGCCAATCCAGAAGAGGTCAAGCACGGCATGACATGGTATCATGTAGCCAAGTGCGAGTGCCAAAAGATAGCAGACAAACACGACATATCGTTGCACATTGCAGTGGGTGTTGTGGCGGCACTATCACCCAACAACAAGTGGCACAGAAACGTGACCAATGCAGATGACTTGATCGGTGCGTTCATGCGTGGTGACCATATCGAATCGGTAAAGGTTAGCACATACCACACCATGCGAGCCAAGGCGTGGCGCATACTGCAAGACATGCCAGACTATTCAGAGACCAAGGCTATACTCAATGGGCAAAAGATAGTATGCTTTTATGAGAACATCATGGGCGAGGACACATGCACCATAGACGGACATGCCAGAAACATTGCGTATGGTGAGCGAGTAGGCTTGACAGATGACAAGACTAACATAGGCAAAAAAGAATATGCCATGTTGCAGGATTTATATAGACATGCGGCAAAGCAGTGTGGTATCAAAGCTTATGAGATGCAAGCTATCACATGGGTAGCATGGCGTAGAATACACAACATTACATAGGGGACAGGAATGTTTATCATTGACTTAGCATTAGTAATCGTGGTAATGCTTATAGGCATAGCACTAGGACTAGCAGGGTTGGCATATGCTGACATGATTAACCAAGCGCATAAGGATTAGGATTATGAGAACCACAAAGCGTATGTTAGAAAACAGACTATCACGCATCAATCGCAGACTAAGTGTAAACTATGCACTGAACAACGCACCACACTATGGTGGCTGGCAGCTAACTTGTAATGAGGGCAGCACTGTCATACAGCATAGACTAGCACCACGCGAGATGTTAACCTATCTTGATGGCCTGATTGTAGGCATGGACATGATGGAAGGGGTATATAAATGACTGGACATTGCATAGAAAAACCACCAGAAAAAACATGGGCTAATGCCAAGCTGTTTAGGTGTGACCTATACGACACACGCTGGCCTGTATGCGGCACACGTTTAGTGTGGGTAGTAGTAGGCAGGAAGTGGGTGAGGTTTTGCACACCCATACAGCGAGACAAGTGGAAGATCAGACGCAGTGAGTGGGACAAGATACCAAGCGAGGAGTTTGTAAAATGATGAGAACATTACAGCTACACTTAGACGACAGCTACAGGCTGGACATAACACAGGACGGTGAAGGCGCACACACCATGACCCTAATGGAATACGACAAGCAGCGTAAGGGTTATGTGATTGTTGAGGCCATCGAAGTATACGAGGCACAGGAAATGTATGACCTACTATACGAGGCGTACCGTGGTGACTTGTCTATCTGGACAAACCAGTACGTGGTGTCGTTAGACATTGACAACGACAACGAACCTATGCTAAGTCTTATCATAGACAATGACGTAGAGGAGATTGACAATGACAAAGCTTGAACTAAAAGACGATGAGATTGCAATCGTGTGGTCTGTTGAGGATGTAATGATAGAGTGTGACTGGCTCACAAAAGAACAAGCACTTGATGTGTTACACAAGTTAAAGTCTTGGCATAATGCAACCATCGGTATAAATTGTAATACTATTCGTGACACAGGGGAATTTCTGTATGCACAGGGAGTAGAAGATGAGCATGTATATTGATACATACTGCAAGGACGTATACTCTGACGACAGGCTAGAATATACTGTCAAAAAATTGACAGCACTATCCATCAAGATACAGGATGCAGAGTGGGATGGTGAGGATGTAACAGCTATGCGGCAGCAGCTACGCACCCTAAAGCAACAGCATGGGGATGGCGTAGAGTTTACGCCAAGGTTCTAATGAAGGTAACACCAGTACACAGAGCAGTGATGCAGACTAGGCGGAGACAGACAATGAATCAGGGACGTAACAAGTATGATGATGCCTACATTATGGGCTATCACAATGGCTATCATGGCTTGACTTATGACAACCAGTATGATAAGAACAAACAGGCTCAGTATCATATCAAGTTTAAGATGGGGTATGTAGCTGGGGAATTGTTGCGTACCAATGAGGGGACAGAGCAATGAGCATGGGGTATAAGAACTGTATGCACTGTAGTGGTGAGGCTGAAGCCTTGTACGCAGTGGATGGGATGATTGAATACTACTGCCCTGAGTGTCAAATGCAGTGGGCAGAAGAACCAACAGCAGTCCAACAGTCACCATTGGAGACATGGTTACTGATTAATTATGGAGAAGCATGATGGATGTACTACTTATAGTATGGATTGTAGCTATGATAGCAGTAGCAGTAGTAGGTATGATAGGTGACTATGAATCAGTAACAGGTATACAATTTGTAGTTATGTTAACAGGTGTATTCACCATTGGTATAGCAGGGATGCTGACCGTATCTTAAAGATATAGTAAAGGGGGTCTTATCATGGTTGTAACTTTAGAAACTAACCAAGACCTATTTGAACACCAGCTTGAACTTGAGGCAGACATGCTGACAGGTGGTGTTAATCGCTTCAGGAAGGCCAGAGACAAGGCCATTGAAAAGGGTAGGGAATCACACCTGCCACATGGTAGAGCCATTGTGGGTACAGTTGTGGGGCAGGTAGCACAGGGTATAGAACAGTACCTAGCCAACCCTAGCAATCCATCAAGAGACATAGCATGGAAGCGTGTCAGGGATATGGATGCAGAGCAGGTAGCCTACCTCTCAGTGGTGTCGTTGGTTGACAGCATCAGCAGGAAGAACACACTGCTGCATGTGGCACGTACCATTGGTACTAACATTGAGATGCAGGATAGACTAGACAGATGGGTACACGCAGAAGGTGGTGTAGCAAAGAACACAATCAAAGAGGCTATGAAGAAAGCCTATGGTGCTAGACGCTACGGTCTGACACACAAGATGAACAAGGATGGGTACGAAGAATCAGCATGGCTAAAGTCAGAGCGTGTGCATGTAGGATTTAAGATGGTGGACATCATCATCCAGCACACAGGTATTGTTAAGCTGGACACACAGCAGACTGAACGTAAACGCAGGGCTACCTACGTTAAACCTACTGATGGTACGCTAGAGTTTATCCAAGCGTTCAACGAATACATGGAAGTATCAAGGCCACGCTATCTACCCTGCATAGTACCACCCAAAGACTGGACAGATGTACAGGGTGGTGGGTTTCATGGTCACGATATAGATGAACTACCTATAGTGAGGCGCAAATGAGTTTGAAGACACACTTACGCAGACTAAAGCAGGAAGACTTGAGCCAAGAGTATGCCTGTCTTAACACACTGCAACGGACAGAGTGGCGTATCAACAAGCCATTGCTTGAGGTGATGCGTACCATATGGGACAACGGACATGAGTGGGGTAAGCTACCAGCCAAAGAGGATATACCATTACCTGAGTATCCCTTTGACCGTGACCCCAAGCAGTTGACTGAGGCTGAGAGGGATGACTTTCGTGCATGGTCACGCAAGCGTAATCACATCTACTCTCTCAACAACCGCAGCGTGAGCAAGCGCATACAAGTAGAGCGTACTCTACAGATAGCAGAACAGTTTTCTAAGTATGACAAGTTCTATTATGTGTGGCAGAACGACTTCCGTTCTCGCAAGTATGCAAGCAGCACGTTCCTCTCACCTCAGTCTGCCGATTGGAGTAAGGCACTGCTAGAGTTTGGCTACCCTATGGCTATCAATAGCTGGGACGATGCACGATGGTTGTGTATTCATGGTGCCAACCTGTACGGTAACGACAAGGTTACACTAGACCAGCGTGAGACATGGGCATGGGAGTACGCAGAGATGTGGGCGCACCGCATTGTGTCCAACCCATACGAGTGCTTGGTCTGGCTTGAGGCAGACAAACCATTTCAGTTCTTGGCATGGTGCTACGAGATGTCAGGCCTGATGAAGCATAGCTGGGGGTATGAGACACGCCTACCTGTGTCAGCAGATGGTAGCTGCAATGGGCTACAGCACCTCTCTGCCATACTGCGGGACAGGCAGGGTGGCCTTGCTACTAACTTAGTACCATCAGGTATACCTCAAGACATCTACACACAGGTGGCAGACAAGACTATCGCACGTGTGGAGCAGGACGACACAGAACTAGCACGTAAGTGCTTGGCCTTTGGCGTAGACAGGAAGCTTGCCAAGCGTCCAGTAATGATCGTACCCTACAGTGGTACACGCCACGCCTGTCGTGGTTACATAGAGGAAGCTATGCGTGAGAAGATAGATGGTGGTGAGCCTAACCCATTCGGTGATGATTTGTTTGAGGCATCCAATTACCTAGCTGGTCACGTATGGGATTCAATCAGTGAGGTAATTGTATCAGCACGTAAGGTGATGGATTACATTAAAGATGTGGCTGATGTGTATGCTCAGATGAACAGGCACATGGAGTGGGTCACACCTACAGGATGGTTAGTGTTACAACAATACAGTGAGGTGCAGCAGAAAAGAATCAAGACACATATCAATGGGGGCATCGTGTCGTTGTCCTTTCCTAGAGACAAACCAAACTCTGTTAACAGGCAGAGGACAGGGTTGGGCAGCAGCCCTAACTTTATCCACAGTCTGGATGCGTCAGCTATGACCAAGACTATCAACAAGGCAAGCAAGCTAGGCATCCAAGACTTTGCTATGGTACACGACAGCTACGGTACACACAGTAGTATGATGCCATTGTTGTCTGAGGTATTACGTGAGGAGTTTGTTAATATGTATGAGCAGCATGATGTGTTGACAGAGTTGAGGCAACATGCTATCAAGGTACTAGGTACTGAAGATGTACCAGTGCCACCAGCTAGGGGTGAATTAAATTTGCGTGAGATACTACAATCAGAGTATTTCTTTGCGTGATTTCTAAAGTTACATCCTAGCCAAGTATAATTAGCATAGAACAGGAGTTACAAATATGCTGAAGATTAAAGGTAATGCACAGTGGGCAAAAGTATTTGAACCAGATACAAAGTTTGTACCTGAGGGTGAATACTCTATTGAAGTCTCACTGCCAGAAGAACAAGCAGCAGACGTGTGTGAACAGTTAGATAGCTTGGCTCAGAACAAGCTTGAAGAAGCTGTCAAGGACAATCCAAAACTAAAGACTGTCCTGTCCACACGTAAATCATACAAGCAGGAAGTTGACGACAACGGTAACCCAACAGGTAACATTGTCTTCAAGACTAAACTGAAGGCACGTGTTAAGTCACGTGACGGTCAGACCTTTGAACAAAAGCCTATGGTTGTAGATGCCAAGCGCACACCTATGACACAGAATGTTCTTGTAGGTAATGGATCACTCGTTAATGTAGCGGCTGAACCTATCCCCTATGTGATGCAATCAACTAAGCAAGTGGGTGTATCACTACGTCTTAAAGCAGTGCAGGTTATCAACCTTGTCGAGTACGCCAGCAATTCATCAGCTATCTTTGATGAAGAGGAAGGCTATGTGTCAGCAGCAGTATCGAAAGATAATGCAGCAGATGTATTCGGTAACGAGGACGGTGTAGCCAATGCCAACGAAGGGGACTTTTGAGGCGAGGGTCATCAGTGACCTTGATGAACGTGGCGTTTCATATAAGTATGAACCAGAGAAGCTGGCCTACTATGTGGAACGTCACTACATCCCTGACCTAGCAGTAGGTACAATGATTGTAGAACTAAAGGGATACTTCAGACAGGATGCCCAACGAAAGATGAAGGCTGTCAAGGCACAACATCCAGAGTTGGACATCAGGTTTATATTCCAAAACGCCAGTGCTACAATACAGGGTGCCAAGAAGCGTAAGGATGGAAGCAAGATGACCTGTAAAGAATGGGCAGACCGTAATGGTTTTCAATGGGCAGAGAGTACAGTACCTAAGGAGTGGTTGTTATGAGTATCATAGATACAGCAGAAGAGATTGTATCTGAGGTTGACCTACAGGCTGAGTTTACTAAGCATGGTCTAAGTTTCTCAGTCTATATGGATGACGTGGAACTTAAAGAAGAAGTAGACTATGATGACATGGCTTACATGATGTGCCATGATGCTGATAAGTACCCTGATCCTGAGCTATCTAGAATTGCAGATGGGTTACGTATGATGGCTACAATCTTAGAGGAAGAGTTGGATGCAAGAGGATAGTGAGTTCATTAGGCATGAAGCCTGTCCTCACTGCGGCAGTAGTGATGCCAATGCTTTGTATGCAGACGGTAATCACTTCTGCTTCTCTTGTGAGACACTGACCCCTGCTGATAAAACAGATGAGGCAGTAGCTATGTTTGAGACAGATGGTACAGTATTCCTCGACTTGGGGTTTCAAGAACTAGCCAAGCGTGGTATCACTGAAAAGACCTGTAAGGTTTGGGGCTATGGTGTCTCATCTTACAAAGGTCAGACAGTACAGGTAGCTAACTACCGTAGTCGTGATGGTGAACTGAAGGCACAGAAGGTACGATTCCTTAACAAAGACTTCTCTGTCATTGGTAATCTTAAAGACGTAGCACTGTACGGCGAACACCTGTGGCGTGATAGTGGTAAGTTTGTTACTATCACAGAGGGGGAACTAGATGCCCTCTCTCTTAGCCAAGCACTAGACCACAAGTGGCCTGTGGTTTCACTGCCCTCTGGCTGTACGTCAGCCAAAAAAGCAGTAGGCAAGGCCATCGAATGGTTGTCCAACTACGAGTACGTTGTACTTATGTTCGACAACGATGAGGCAGGACAGAGGGCAGCTAAAGAATGTGCCTCTGTGCTACCACCCAACAAGTGTAGGATAGCTACCCTACCACTAAAGGATGCCAACGAAATGCTGGTGGCTGGACGTGTTAGGGAATTGCTTGACTGTATGTGGGAAGCCAAGACCTTTAGACCAGATGGTATCGTAGCAGGTACGGATGTATGGGACATTGTAATCAAGAATGATGACAAGGTTTCAGTAGCCTACCCATATGCTGGGGTACAGATGAAGACTGGTGGTTGTCGTAAGGGTGAGATTGTAACGCTTACAGCAGGGTCAGGTATTGGTAAGTCACAGTTGGCTAGAGAGTTTGCCCATAACTTTATCAAACATGGGGAGACTATTGGATATATAGCACTAGAGGAAAACGTCAAGCGTACTGCTCTAGGCCTGATGTCCATCGAACTCAACAAGCCACTACACCTACACAACAATGATGTACCTGAAGAGGAGATGCGTAATGCTTTCGATGCTACAGTTGGTTCTGGCAGGGTTTACCTGTATGACCATTGGGGCAGCACTGATAGCGATAATCTTCTATCCAAGATACGCTATCTTGTTCGTGGTTGCGGCTGCCACTATATTATCCTTGACCATATTAGTATCGTTGTATCTGGTATGGAAGGGGGTGATGAGCGTAGGATTATTGACAACACTATGACCAAGCTTCGTGCTTTGGTTGAAGAGTTGAACTGTGGTATGATCCTCATCTCACACCTCAAGCGTCCCTCTGGTGACAGAGGACATGAGGATGGCGCACAGACTAGCATGTCACAACTACGTGGTAGTGCTGCAATCGGTCAGCTTAGTGACATCGTAATAGGATTAGAAAGGAACCAACAAGACAAGAAGAACCCACACGTTAGTCAGGTCAGGGTGTTGAAGAACAGATGGTCTGGCGATACAGGATTATGTTGCTCATTAGAATATACGGCAGAGACAGGACGCATGACTGAGGCTTACTTCTCTGAGGAAGATGACGACATAGAATTTTAGCTAGTGCGGAGACACAGCATGGAATATATATGGGACTTAGAATCAGACAACCTATTAGAAGAGGTGACACAGATATGGTGTCATGTCTTTAGGGATGTACACACAGATGAGGTTCACACCTTTGACCCAACACAGACACAAGAAGCCTTGGAGTTTATGGACAACGCCAAGACTTTGATAGGTCATAACATTACTAGCTATGACTTACCTGTGGTTAAAAAGCTACACGGTTACACCTTCAAGGGTAACATTGTAGATACGTTGGTATACTCTAGAACAATCTGGCCTGATGTCAAAGAGATTGACTTCAAGCTACATGCTAAAGGTTTACTACCACAGAAACTAATTGGTAGCCATAGCCTCAAGGCATGGGGATACAGACTAGGAGAATTAAAAGGTGACTTCAATAATGGTAGCGAAAGCTTTGCAGCATATACCCCTGAGATGCTCGACTACTGCATCCAAGACACAACAGTCACAGGTAAACTGCATCGTAAAATTACTGAAAAAAATTTTAGTCAACAGGCACTAGACCTTGAAGCTGAGATACACACACTGCTGATACAACAGCAGGAACATGGGTTTGACTTTGATGTTAAAGCTGCTCAAGAGTTGTATAGCACACTAGCCCAACGCAGAGCAGACATCGAAGCAGAGTTGGTTGCAACCTTTGAGCCTACGATAGTAGAGTTAAAGACTAAGACCAAGACTATCCCATTCAACCCTGCATCACGTCAGCAGATTGGCGACAGACTAATGAGCAGGGGTTGGAAGCCCAAGGTATTTACTGACACTGGTATACCTAAGGTGGATGAGACTGTGCTGTCGGGTATTGATATGCCAGAGGCTAGACTATTGAGCGAATACCTACTACTGAATAAACGCATAGGTCAAATAGCCACAGGCAAACAGGCTTGGCTGAAGATGGAGAAGGGTGGTAAGTTACATGGTAGAGTTAATCACATGGGGGCTGTCACGTCTAGGTGTACACACAGCAACCCCAACATGGCTCAAGTTCCTAGTGTTGGTGCGCCTTATGGTGAGGAGTGTAGAGCCTTATTCAAAGCACCTGCTGGCTACAGTCTCTTGGGGGCTGATGCTTCTGGCCTTGAGTTGCGGTGCCTTGGTCATTATATGGCAGCTTATGACGATGGTGCCTATGCTACCACAGTAGTTAGTGGTGACATACACACACAGAATCAGGAAGCTGCTGGTTTACCTACACGTTCTAATGCCAAGACATTCATCTATGGATTCCTGTATGGTTCAGGTGATGAGAAGACAGGCAAGATCATAGGCAAGGGTGCGAAGGAAGGTAAGGCTATCAAGAAGAAGTTCTTATCTAAGCTACCTGCCCTCAAGTATCTAAAGGATGCAGTGTCCAAAGCTGCTGACGAGCGTGGCTGGGTCAAGGGATTGGATGGACGTATCATTCCAATCAGGCATAGTCATGCTGCACTCAACACTTTACTACAAAGTGCTGGTGCTATAATCTGTAAGACATGGTATGTGTTCATTGCACGTGCTATCAAGAAAGCAAACTTGGACGCACAGATTGTAGCGTTCATCCATGATGAAGTTCAGGTAGTAGTAAAGAAGGGACAAGAGGATGCAACAGGAAGACTTATTCAACAGTGTATGCGAGATGTCGAACAGCACTTCAGATTCAGATGTCAACTCGACAGTGAGTACAAGTACGGAAGCAACTGGTCAGACACCCACTAACATTAACACAGTCTTTGAAGATGGTGAGTGGTGGTATTATGGACAGGCTGATGGAAGACGAAGAGTGACAGCACATAATAAAAAGAATAATAACAGAATGTTTGTGAATGGTAAGTACGTACCACAGTCCCATCCTTTGTGGAAGGCAGGTAGATACAAGTCCTTTGATGAAGCTGCTTTCTCTGGTCTTCAAAACTATGAGCGTAGTACTGAGGGGCAGGTCTACATTATTACTAACTCAGCGTGGCCTGAGTGGGTTAAGATAGGTATGGCTGTAGATGCAGAGGATAGGTGTAGTGGTTATCAAACCAGTAGTCCTTTCCGTGATTACAAGGTAAGGTACTCTGTGTCTACTAACGACAGACGCAAGGCTGAGGCTGCTGCACACAAAGCTGCTGAGAAGATAGCAGAGCGTAAGGGTGAGTGGTTCAAGATGTCAGTAGGACAGGCAAAGGAGTGCATCCAACATGGACTTTGATTTTGTATGGAAGCTGATATTAACCTGTTCATTCCTGAGTGTAAGCATATGCCTAAGTGTTAAGTGGATTGTGGAAGCTTACCTAGATTACATACAGGTACAAACAGGACTACGCATACTACGCAAGACTGAGAAAGAAGAGGATATAAACGATGACCCTACTGCTTATTGATGGTGACATCATAGCATACAAAGCGGCAGCATCAGCAGAGACATCCATTGATTGGGGTGATGGTCTGTGGACACTGCATAGTTTTGAATCTGACGTAGCGATACGTATCAAAGACCAGATACAAAAGCTGGTTGATGAAGCACCTGTAAAAGATTGCATCGTGGCTTTGTCAGATAAAGAAAACTTTCGTAAAGAGTTAGCCCCACACTACAAGGCTAACAGGAAGAACACTCGTAAACCTATGCTGCTCACATGGGCTAGAGAGTTTATGATGAGCGAATACAATACAGTTATATATAGGAGACTAGAAGCTGATGATGTTCTTGGAATATTGGGTACATCAAACCCTGACACTATTATCTGGTCTGAAGACAAAGACCTACTCACTATACCAGCAAGGCACTGGATTAACGGCGAAGTGGTTACAATCTCTGAAGCAGAGGCTAACTACAATTTCGCTTACCAAACTCTGGTTGGGGATAGTACAGATAACTATAGCGGCTGTCCAACTGTTGGCCCCAAGACTGCTAATAAACTTTTATCATCTGGTTGTGGCTGGGATACAGTGGTTACTGCGTTTAAGAGTAAAGGTCTATCTGAAGAAGTAGCCCTAGAGAACGCACGACTAGCACGTATTCTACGCAACGGTGAGTACGATACAGATACAGGAGAAGTAAAGCTATGGAAACCAGCTTCGGTATCCCAATAAGACATGAGGCTTACATGAAAGACTTAGCTAACACAGAACAGCCACGCATTGATGACATGGTTAACAGTCCAGAACATTACACCACAGGTAAGATTGAGACTTGGGATTACATTGTAGATGTGATTGGTGAGTATGAATCTATATCAGTGGCACATGCACAGGTACTAAAGTATCTAGGCTCACGCCTATGGAACAAGGATAATCCTATTCAGGATGCTGAAAAAGCCAGATGGTATCTAGATAAGATGATAGAACTAATGAAGAAAACAGATGGAGTGAACTGGTAATGATAAACTTCTATGAGTACCAGATAGGTGCGTTAAAGACAGCCGTGTACCCTAAGAAATATGCTATCTCATACCCTGCCTTGGGTCTAGCTGAAGAGGCTGGTGAGACAGCAGGTAAGATTGCTAAGATTATGCGTGATGGGATACCAATGCAGGATCAGAAGCAAGCTATTGCAGCAGAGATGGGTGACGTACTGTGGATGTTGGCTGCATTAGCACATGACTGTGGTCTATCACTACAGACTATTGCAGAGATGAACATAGAAAAACTAAAGAAGCGACAAGAAGCTGGAACACTACACGGAGAGGGTGACGATAGATGAGTAGCAACTACTTACCAACAGACTACCAAACATTTATTGCTACTAGCAGGTACGCACGATGGTTAGAGGATGAGAACAGGCGAGAGACTTGGCCTGAGACAGTACAACGATACATCAATTACATTGCTACCACTGGCCTACCTGCTAAAGACCTAAAAGAAATTGAGGAAGCTATTCTCAACCTTGAAGTTATGCCCAGCATGAGAGCCTTGATGACAGCAGGGGTAGCAGCAGACCGTGACAACACCTGCATCTACAACTGTAGCTACCTGCCAGTAGACCACATACGTGCCTTTGATGAGGCTATGTTTATTCTACTGTGTGGTACTGGTGTTGGCTTTAGTGTAGAACGTCAGTCTATTGCCAAGCTTCCTGATGTACCTGATACACTAGAAATAAGTGATGACATCATTTCAGTCAAGGACAGCAAGGAAGGCTGGGCTAGGGCATTGCATAAGCTGCTATCACACCTGTACTCAGGTGACATTCCTAAGTGGGACTTGTCTAAGATCAGGCCAGCAGGTGCTAGGCTCAAGACTTTTGGTGGTAGGGCTAGTGGCCCTGAACCACTGAATGACTTGTTTAACTTTGTGGTAGATAAGTTTAAGGCAGCAGCAGGACGTAAGCTGACCAGCATTGAGTGTCACGACATTATGTGTAAGATTGGTGAGGTTGTGGTAGTGGGTGGTGTTCGCCGTTCAGCTATGATTAGCCTGTCTAACCTTAGTGACGGACGCATGGCACACGCTAAGTCAGGTCAATGGTGGGAGAACGAGGGTCAACGTGCGTTGGCTAATAACTCTGTAGCCTACACAGATAAGCCTGATATGGAAGGGTTCATGCGTGAGTGGTTGTCTCTTGTAGAATCTAAGTCTGGTGAACGTGGTATCTTCTCACGTGTAGCAGCAGACAAGCACGTTAAGATGAATGGACGTAGAGAGACAGGACATGAGTGGGGAACTAACCCTTGTTCTGAGATTATCCTTCGCCCTTATCAATTCTGTAATCTAACAGAGGTGGTTGTTAGGCACGGTGATGACCTAGAAAGCCTACGCCGTAAGGTACGAATAGCTACTATCCTTGGTACAGCACAGTCTACCTTTACTAAGATGCCTTACTTACGTAAGATATGGCAGAAGAATACAGAAGAAGAGCGTCTGCTTGGTGTATCACTAACAGGTATCATGGATAACTACTTACTATCTAAGACTACCGACAGTTCAATATGGTTGAAAAAATTAAAAGAACATGCCGTTGATGTCAACCGTATCTATGCTGACAAACTAGGTGTACCTACTTCTGCTGCTATTACTTGTGTCAAACCATCAGGTACTGTATCACAGTTAACGGATACAGCTTCAGGTATTCATGCACGACACAGTGAGTACTACATCCGCACTGTACGTGGCGATAACAAAGACCCACTAACACAGTTTATGAAGGACAGTGGTATCCCTGCTGAACCGTGTGTGATGAAGCCTGATTCTACTACAGTGTTTAGCTTTCCTACTAAGTCACCATCTGGTGCTGTTACTCGTAACGATATGACTGCACTACAACAGCTAGAACTGTGGAAGAACTATGCACTCAACTGGTGTGAACACAAACCATCAGTAACTATTACAGTTAAGGATGCAGAGTGGATGGCAGTAGGTGCATGGGTCTACGAGAACTTTGACATATGTTCAGGTATATCGTTCTTACCACACAGTGACCACACGTATGCTCAAGCTCCCTATCAAGAGATTGACAAGGAACAGTACGAGGAATTTAAAAAGCAGATGCCTGAAGCTATTGACTGGACTGCTTTATCCCTGTATGAGAAGGAAGATACTACTTCTGGTAGCCAAACATTAGCCTGTACAGCAGGTGCATGTGAGTTGGTAGACATCTAAAGTTACAACATTAGCGAAAGTTTGTTTTCCATGAAAGTATTAGGCAACGATTTTAACATTACAGATGGATTACTTAACCACCTTAAAGAGTTGTATCCTAACAAACTGCCGCTTGGACACGTTACCCCTGAGGAACTAAGCTTTCTTCAGGGGCAACAATCAGTCATCGACAAGTTGATAGAGTTACAACACACAGATTTTGAGGAATAGATTATGGGATCTATATTTCGTGGGCCAAAACCCCCACCAGTTATGCCTACCCCTGCTCGTCCTGTAACAGCAGTTCAAAAGTCACCTGACATTGAACTAGAAGATACAGAGTTGGAATCAGAACAGCTTACCAAAAAGAAAAAAGGTAAGAAAGCTCTGAAAACACCACTGACAGACACAACAGTACAGACAGGTAGTTCTGCATCAGGACTACAAATACCAAGTGGAGGCAACTAATGGGCGGCCCAGCACCAAAACCAATTAAGAAAATTGTTAGAGCAGTAAAGAAACCAATTAAGAAAATTACAAAAGCAATAACAAAACCTATAGCACCAAAGAAATATAAGGCTGCACCAGCAAAGACTGCTGCTGCTGTCGATACTTCAGCCACTGCTGCTGCAAAAGATACAGAGCAGTATGATGATACAGAAGTAGAAACTACTGGCACTCAAATGCAGAAAAAGAAAAAGGGTAAGAAGGCTCTCAAGGTAACTTCTAACTCTGCTGCTGCTAATGTCGGTGGTTCAGGCGCAAGTGGCTTAAACATTCCAACTTCGTAAGGAATAACTAATGGAACAAGAAGTAGGAACAGTAGCTAAACGCTACAGTCAATTAGAAAGTGAGCGTGATACGTTCCTAGAACGTGGACGTGAAGCAGCAAGGCTGACTATCCCTACTCTTTTGCCAGACGAAGGGCATAGCAGTTCATCTGTATATGCTACACCGTATCAAGGCATTGGGGCAAGGGGTGTAAATAACCTTGCATCCAAATTATTGATGGCACTCTTGCCACCCAACAGCCCTTTCTTTCGCCTGACCATTGACGACTTTGACTTGCAAACTATTGCTGGTGATAATCGTGGTCAAGTAGAAGAAGGTCTAGCACGTATTGAACGTGCAGCTATGCAAGAGATTGAAAGCAAAGCCATACGTGTGCCTGTCTTTGAGGCACTAAAGTTGCTTATTGTGACAGGCAATGCTTTGGTATACATGCCTAAACAGGGCGGAATGAAAGTATATAGACCTGACCGCTACACTACCAAGCGTGATGCTATGGGTAATATCCTAGAGATTATCACCAAGGAAAGTGTTGCAGCTATGATGCTGCCTGATGCAGTCAAGGATATGATACCCCCATCAGATACACCAAAGAAAAACTATGACCTGTACACATGTCTCAAGCGTACAGAAAAAGGCTTTGAGGTGCATCAAGAGGTAGCTGGTATCGAAGTACCTAATTCACGTGGTACATTCAAAGAAGACCAGAACCCATTTATCCCATTACGTTTTATCCGTATTGATGGTGAAGATTATGGACGTGGTTTCATCGAAGAATACATCGGTGACTTGCGTTCACTAGAGGCATTGACCCAAGCTATTGTGCAGGGTAGTGCTGCATCATCTAAAGTATTATTCTTGGTACGTCCTAACGGTACTACTAAGTCAGCGAACCTAGCTAAAGCAGCTAATGGTGCGTTCCTAACAGGTGATGCTAACGATGTATCAACACTGCAAGTGCAGAAGTCCAGCGATTTCCGTGTAGCCCTTGAGACTATGCGTATGATTAACGAGCGTCTGGCTGCTGCGTTTCTACTTAACTCTTCCATTCAGCGTCCAGCAGAACGTGTGACTGCCGAAGAGATTAGGTACATGGCACAGGAACTTGAGACTGCTTTGGGTGGTGTATATTCCATCCTGTCTCAAGAGTTCCAACTACCACTCATCAACCTGCTACTTGAATCATTGACTAAGCAGGGCAAGATGCCTCGTATGCCTAAGGATAGTGTTAAACCCACTGTCGTTACAGGTATCGAAGCACTTGGACGTGGACAAGACTTGAATAAACTAGCAGCATTTCTGCAATACTTACAGCCCTTGGGTCAAGAAGTTATTGCTAGTGAGATGAATCTAGGTGACTACATAGACCGTTTGGCTGCATCACTTGGTATTGATACCTCTGGCCTGATTAAATCACCAGAGCAGAAACAACAAGAGATGATGCAACAACAAATGATGATGCAACAACAGATGGAACAGCAAGCAGCTATGGGTGCAATGCAAGCAGCAGCACCACAAGTAGCTAAAGGCGTAGTAGAATCGGAGTAACAGATGGCAGATGCCTTAAATACTTATCAAGAAGAAGCACCAGAATCACAGGAACATGTTCAAGAAATGCTCAACAAAGAGCGAACAGAAACAGAAGAACGTCCTGACTGGTTGCCTGAGAAATTTAAATCTGCTGAAGACATGGCTAAAGCCTACTCAGAATTAGAGGGTAAGCTAGGTAAGCCACAGCAGGAAGAGACTACCGAAGAAGTAGAAGTTTCTGGTAACGAAAGTACTGAAGATGTAACACAGTTACTAGATGATAGAGGCCTAGACTTTGATGCTTTTCAACAAGAGTATCAGGAACTAGGTGGTCTAACAGAAGAAGCGTATGAAGCCTTGGCAGAGGCTGGCTTCTCTGAAGCTATGGTAGATTCGTGGATTGAAGGACAAAATGCTATCACTGCACAGGTGACAGCAGAGATGCACGAATATGCTGGCGGTGGAGAAGAGTACGCTCAGATGGTACAGTGGGCTTCTGATAATCTACCTGAGAGTGAGGTAGAAGCCTACAATGCAACTATGGAAAGTGGAAACACAGACTTAATTAAGTTTGCTGTCCAAGGTCTTAATGCACGTTATCGTTCTGAGGCAGAGCCGACACTGATGCAAGGTGGCACAGGTGCTGTATCCTCAGGTGGGCGTTTTGAAAGTACGGCGGAACTTACTGCTGCTATGAGTGACCCTAGATACGCTAAAGACCCTGCCTACAGGCAAAGCATAGCTGATAAGTTGGCTAAGTCTAGTCTGTTCTAAATTGTTGCATGGGATTGGGGGGCTTGCTCCCCTCTCCTTTTAAGTACACCTAACGTGGGTGTATTTAATAGGGGACGCCCTATACACGAAAGCACACATACAAACGATTACCCCTGACCCCTTGCGAGGGACAATCTTGGAGAAAGGATGTAATGTAATGCAGAGTGTAACTACAACTCAACATTAACATTACTAAGAGGTAATTTAAAATGGCACAAGCTGCTTCAAACCCTGCTTACAGCGTAAGCTTTCAGGGTCAGAATAACCTCTCAGGTGACGTACGTGACCTATTCCTAAAGCTGTATGCTGGGGAAGTCCTTACCGCCTTTGAGGAAAAGAAAGTAATTATGGATAAGGTGCGTACTCGCACAATTTCCAAAGGTAAGTCTGCATCATTCCCAATGACAGGCCGTGCAACTGCTGAATACCTGACCCCCGGAAACGAGATTACTGGTGGTTCTATTCGTGCAGGTGAGCGTATCGTCACGATTGATGACTTGCTTATCTCAAGCCAGTTCATTGCTAACATTGATGAAGCAATTAACCACTACGATGTACGTAGCATCTACTCTAAAGAAGCTGGTATCGCATTGGCTAACGAAGCTGACCGTAACGTAGCACGTATGCTCGTTAAGGCTGCTCTGGCAACCAACGCAACTGCTGCTGCTGGTCTTATCCAAGACTACAAAGCGTTTACTGAGGAAGACTTTACAGCCAACGTAGACATCGGTACAGCTACCGCTGATTCACTTGACCCAGCTAAGATTGCTAAAGCTATCTTTGATGCTCGTAAAGAGATGGAAGTCAAGAACGTACCAACTGAAGGTGCAACCGTTGTTCTGGCTCCTGACCAGTACTACGCACTGCTTGATGTTACTGACGGTAGTAAGCTTGTTTACATGAACCGTGACTTTGGTGGCACAGGTTCAGTAGCAGGTGCTACAGTACCATCAATCGCTGGTATGCCAGTTATCATGTCAAACCATGCTAACGTAAACAACCTGTATTCTTCACTGGTAACAGGTAATGCTGCGGAAGGTGAGACTTCTGACAACGCACCACTAGCAAACACTGCTGGTTCAGGCCGTACAACTCATTATGACCTGCCAACTGCTGCTGTAGATAGTCGTGACATGGTTGCAGAAGCCAAGCAGTTCCGTGGATTCGTCTTTACTCCTGATGCCGTTGCTACTGTCAAGTTGCTTGACTTGGGCATGGAATCAGAGTATCAGATTAATCGTCAAGGTACACTGATGGTAGCCAAGTATGCAATGGGACATAACGTCCTGCGTCCTGCTTGCTGCATCGGCTTGATCGAACAGTAATCTAACGAGGGGAGAGGTTTCTAGAGCCTCTCTCCTTTTTTATTTGGAGTAAGATATGCCAAATGTAGCAGGTAAAGAATACAAGTATACTAAAAAAGGTATGGCACAGGCTAAAGCTGCGGCTAAGAAGACTGGTGCTACCATAAAGTATAAGAAGAAGAAATGATATGGCTATTACACACGCAGGTGAAACCTTTGAAGGTATGAAGATACCTAAAAGAACACCCAAGCACCCTACTAAATCTCATGCAGTTTTACTAGGTACTGCTGATAAACCTAAAATAAAAAGATTTGGTCAACAAGGTGCTAAAACTAATCAGTCAGAAAAACAGCGCAAAGCTTTTAAAGACAGGCATAGGAAGAACATAGCCAAAGGGCCGTCAAGCGCAGCTTACTGGGCTAATAAGGTTAAGTGGAAAGCATAGGTAAATGACATGGCAGGAACAACTAAATTAGATGCGGTCAACACGATGCTCTCTGCCATTGGCGAAGCACCAGTTAGTAGTCTATCATCTGGCTTGCTTGAGGCAGAGGTAGCAGAAACTATTGTAGATACAGTTGACCGTGAAGTGCAGTCTATGGGCTGGCACTTTAATACAGAATTAAATAAGTCATACGCACAGGACACTAACGGTGAGATTATATTAGGCACTGACATCCTACGCGCAGATGCAACACAAAAACCAGACAGTCCAGACCTAGTACAGCGTGGTCTGAAGATGTATGATAGAAAAAACCATACATTTACAATCAATGCAGAGGCAGCACTTGATGTTGTCGTACAGCTAAACTTTGCAGATTTACCAGAGGTGGCTAAACGCTACATAGTAATGAGAGCCACACGTATCTTTCAAGATAGAGTTGTAGGTTCTAACACATTACATGATTTCCAAATACAAGATGAGGCACAAGCACTGACAGAACTTAAAGAGTTCGATAAGGCTGCTGATGACCACAACATCTTTGACAACTATGACACCTTTAGTATTATCGACAGGCAGGGACGGAGAACACTCTAATGGCACTCATCAGTCAATCTATCCCCAATCTGATTAACGGTGTATCACAACAACCACCCTCTCTACGTCTTAACACACAGGCAGAGTTACAAGAAAACGGATTATCCAATGTTGTAACAGGATTGTCTAAGCGTCCTAGTTCTAAACATATTGCTGACTTAGGAGTAATTAGTAATCTAGACAAAGCTTTTATACATACTATTCGTAGAGATGAGAACGAGTTTTACTCTATGGTGGTAGATACTACTGGTACGATTAGGGTGTTTGACAAAGATGGTGTATCAAAAACAGTAACTAATAATGCAGCCTCTTACGTGACAGGTCTAACTGACCCTAGTAAAGAGTTAGCTGCTGTGTCTATTGCTGACACAACCTTCATTGTAAATAAAACTAAAGTAATAGCCAAGGGTACTACCACATCTCCTGTACGTAACCCTGAGGCATTAGTATATGTTAAACAGGCTGACTATTCTTCGACATATAGATTGAAAATTACGAAGGGTGGTAGTACAGGTACAATCGAGTTTGCTACTAAATCTTCTACACAGTCTAGCACAGCTTTAACACAGAACGCAGAGCGTGGTGCATCAACTGATATTATTGCTAAAAATTTAGCTAAGTTTAGTGGTTCTACTGTTAGTACTACTTATTATGACGTTACATCAAACAGTGGTGCTATAACAGGTATTAACATAACTAGGTATGGTTCTGTGTTGTGGATTAGGTCTACTGACAGTACAGACTTTACTGTAGAGGTTGGTGATTCTCACGGTGGAGACCACCTATTACTATTCAAGGGTGAGACTGGTGACTTTAAAAAGCTCCCATCAGAGGGGCCAGTAGATTTTAATATTAAAGTATCAGGCGACAACCAGAAAGCACAAGACGATTATTACGTTAAGTTTACTGGTGACGGTGTATGGAAAGAAACTATCGAACCTAACATCCTAATAGACTTAGATGCCTCTACCTTACCACACAAACTGTCCAAGCAACCAGATGGTAGCTTTATATTTGATGTAGTAAGTTATGCAGATAGAACTGTTGGTGATGATGGTACTAACGACTATCCATCTTTTATAGGATATACTCTGTCAGACATTTTCTTTCATCGTGACAGACTAGGTGTACTAGCAGATGAGAATGTAATCTTTGCACGTGCAGGTGAGTATGTAAACTTTGACTTCTTCCGTAAGTCTACGCTAACCATAGTTGACAGTGATCCCATTGATGTGGCAGTATCGTCAAACAAGGTTAGCATACTTAAACATGCTGTACCCTTTAACGAATCGCTGTTATTGTTCTCTGACCTAACACAGTTTAAGCTAACGGCTGACCCTGTGCTTACACCTGAGACAGTCAACATTGCTAATACCACAGAGTTTGAGGCATCACTTAGAGCCAAGCCAGCACAGGCTGGTAGGTTTGTGTACTTTGCTTCAGCACGTGGTGCATGGTCTGGAATGTGGGAATACTTTGTAGATAGTGACACAGATACTAACGATGCTACAGAGATTACAGCACACGTACCTGAGTACCTAAATGGTGAAGTCATTAACATACAAGCATCGTCTAACGAAGACATGCTACTAGTACAGACTAACAATGACCCTCAGGCTCTATATGTATACAGATACTATTGGGCTGGTAGAGAGAAGCTACAGTCATCGTGGTCACGCTGGGTGTTTGGTGGTGACATCATTGGTTGTTCGTTCAACCGTGCAGACATAACAATACTTATTAAGAGAGGTACTAACTTGTACCTTGAGCGTATTAATCTATCCGTGGATGACGCAACAAATTATACTACTGGTCAGTTCTCTATTCACTTAGACAGGCGAGTACGGTTAGAGACAGGTGGCCTAACGACAGTACCTTATACTGATGCAGCTACTATTTACGTAGACCAGACAGGTAAGCTTATACCTTTAACTAGTGTAGCAGGTAAGCTTGCTGACAGTGAGGTGGTGTACGCTGGGATACCTTACACTTTCAAGTACCAGTTCTCTGAACCAGTAGTAAAACAAAACAATCAACCAATAACAACAGGTGTTCTAAATCTGAGAAACTACGCAGTAGTGTATAACGACACAGGTTTCTTTGAGGTAGATGTCACACCATCTAGACGCTCTACATACAATCGTAAATTTACAGGACGACTTGTAGGCGGTGCAGCAAACATACTTAATAGAGCAGCTATTGATTCTGGTACGTATGAGTTTGGCGTTATGGCTAACTCTAGCAATTCAAGTATCGTACTAAAAAGCAGTAGTCACCTGCCCTGCGTTTTCCAATCGGCAGAGTGGGAAGGCTTCTATGTTCTACGT